GTATCAGGAATTTTGTAGTTTTCTGGCATTTCTTTTATTTTCCATTTATGACCTGGATGAAAAGTAAATTCTAAGACTTCTACCAATGTTTTTGATAGATTCTTTTCAATTACTGCCATTCGTTCTTTTTTTGTTGTTGCAGCTTCAAATTCGTCAAACACTTCATAGATATTTTTCATTAAAATTCCTCAATAACGTCCATTAAATTTTTTAGTTTGTTTTCAATAAAATAATTTAACAGTTTTTGGCGAGATGCCGGTTTTGTTTCATCATAGGTATTTATGATTTTTTCTTTTATCTCTTTTGGAATAAAAGTAAGGTCAATAAGTGTGGCATTTCTGGTATAGTTGGCTTTATCAGTTTCATTGTAGTTGGCCACATCTTCTTTTAGATACTTATCCAATACTCCCTTAGTTATAGGTTTCTGTCTAAGGTCACGGACAAAACAATCAGATGGTGAGAACATATTTGGAATACCGTCACCTTTATCACCACGAATAATCTTCTCTTTCAATTCTTCAATGGGATTTTCAGATTTGACAAATTTCTTTTGTGCTGGGTTGTATTGTTTTACATTACTACCATAATTTTGTAACTGTAAAAAGTCGCCATCACTTGATAGAATCAATATCTTCTGGTGTGGTGCATAGATTGGTACTAGTGTGCCAATAATGTCATCAGCCTCTGCACCTTCTACATCAATCACTTTATATGGAAAGTTTTCACGCAATTCTAATTTAAATTTGGCCAACATATCAAAAATCATATGCCAATCTAAATCAGACTTTTCACGAGTTTTCTTACGACCAGCTTTGTAGAATGGAAAATATTCTTTACGCCAATATTTACGGTTATCACAACACAATACAACATCACCATAATCTTTACGAAAGTTGCGGATGTGCATACGGAGAATATTGAGAATCATGTGTCGAACTAGGCCTTCGTCCAGTTTAACACCCTTTTGGTTTGAAATCTGAGCCATAAGGCCAGATAGTAATACTTGATTTAAATCAACGAGAATCATAACAAACTTTCACAGTTTCAAAATTACATTATATCACTTTTTCTTCATCATGGCAAGCAGTTTGTTTACCAACTTATGTGATGTGGTAGTCTTTCTGGCAATTATACCATAAAAACCACCTGGTATTAATCCTGAAACATATTCTAATGGGCAAGCAAGAATGGCTTCAAAATCATCAAACTCATCATATTCTTCCGGATTTTCTTTACTCTCACGGAACAATACAATATGATATAAATCACCAAGAGAAGTGCCGCCAACTTTTTCTCCTGGATTTGCATATTCAGAACTCATAATATCAACTCGGCCTTCTTCATCTCCTGATAGAAATGTAAAAAAGTCAAGATTTTTCTCTTTTAGTGGTTGTAGGTAATCTAGCATCTTTTTCCTTAATGTGAGCTTTTCTAACTCTTACCATTATCCATGTGTTATAATATTCATCACTCTCCAATACACCTTTGGTAAATTGTTCTTTTGCTTCCAAGTAAGAACACATTCCTTTAGAGTGGCATAAGTGAATTATTTCACGGACAAAGTTGTCGTGTCCGTATTGTAACACATCTTGCTTCAAGATGTCACTACTTCCATAGTAAGTTTGCCAATCTGAGTTGGCTTTATACTTTTTCTTTTTACCTTTGACTTGTTTGGTTTTGGCAGAGTAAAATAATTTCTTGCCTATGTATTTTTTACCATTCGTCAGATTAGTTATCTGATACACGAACCCGTAATTATTACCAATCAAGTCTTCCGTAAAATCTTTACCATCATATTGCCAGTTTAATCCCATTCCTTAGTGTCCAAATCATCTTCGTCATCCTCTATATAGTCCTCGGATAATTCTTCGATTTGTTCACCACAAAATGGGCAATGTTCTGGTAATTCTTGTGAGACCATTTCTTCCATATATGATACTGAATATGTTGATTCACAACTTAGGCATTCACCTGATAGTGATTTGTCTGTCATTTAAATTCCTTAATGAGCCCACACATCACCCCAATTTCCTGATAAAGCTCCTTTTGCATAATCAGTAGCACGATTTTCAAAGAAATTAGTATGTGTTGGTGCGTTAATCATTTCTTCTACCCATGGTAGAGGATTCTTTTTCACTTTAAACACACCTTTGAGTCCCAAAGAAATTAGACGGCGGTCTGCAATATAACGAATATACTTCTTAACATCTTCTGAAGATAAACCTTCCATTTCATTTACACCAAATGCAAGGTCAATAAACTTATCTTCTAGTTGAACCATTCTTTCAGCAATCGTGTATATTTTTCCTTTGAGTTCATCATTCCAAATCTCACGATTTTCTTCTATGTATGTTCTAAACAATTTAACCATGGACTCTGCGTGTTGAGTTTCATCAACAATAGACCATGTGATAATCTGACCCATGCCTTTCATTTTACCATGACGAGCAAAATTCAATAACATAATAAATGAACTGAATAGTTGCATACCTTCGGTAAAGGCTGAGAACACGGCAATATGTGTTGCAGTATTCTCTCTGGTGGTATTCTTACTGGAGATTTCCATAACATAGTCATGTTTCTCCCTCATCGCTTCATACTCTAGGAATTCATTGTAAGTGGTTTCTGGTAGGCCTAGTGTTTCAATCAGGTGTGAGTAGGCTGCAATATGTAACGCCTCTCTGGCAGCGAATCCTGTCAGCATCATACGAACTTCAGGTTGTGGAAAATATGGCAAATAATTCTTAACATAACCACCTGCCACATCAATATCACCTTGTGTAAAGAAACGGAAGATTTGTGTTAGAAATGTTTTTTCTTCTTTGGATAATTTTTTCTTCCAATCTTTTACATCTTCAGACATAGGAACTTCGGTATGTAACCAATGAGATTGTTCATGTTTTAACCATGCCTCATAAGCCCAAGGATAATTAAAAGGTTTGAAATAGTTGCGTTCTTCTGATAAATTTGATTCTACTTTTTTTGTCATTATTGTTTTCCTTTAAAATTAACCTTCGCAAGCTAAACATTCGTTGCCTTGAGCAATAGCGCTCATATCTAATTCTTTAATCACTTCTCTTTCAATCTTTTTGGCAACTTTGTCTGCCTTACCAATTTTCTCAGAACGACAATAGTATAAAGTTTTCAATCCTTTTTTCCATGCAAGGAAATGACAAGCATGGAGATACTTCAAATTAACATCTGGTCTAAAGAACAAGTTGAGTGACTGTGCTTGGTCGATATACTGTTGTCTATCTGAAGCCAATTCAATTACCCAGCGTTGGTCAATTTCCATGGATGTTTTAAATACATCTTTATCGTGGTCGGACATCCATTCTAAATGTTGAACAGAACCATCATTAGCAATGATAGATGACCAAACATCATTATACCAATCTTCTGGTTTATCATGTGATAGTTTAATAATCAATTCATTCAACCAACGATTCTTGTTTAAATATGCTCCAGATAAGGTGTCTTGTCTGTAAGCATTAGCACGATATGGCTCAATAGAAGGACTGGTGTTACCCATAATAATGGAGCTAGAAGCATTTGGGGCAATAGCCATAACATGAGAGAACCGTAGACCGGTGCCAATACAATCAAGAGGAGAGCCACGTTCTGTGCCCAATTGAAGATTTGCATTATTTAATCCTTCTCTAATGTGTTTAAATATTTTGTTGTTTGTAACTTTGGCCATTACTCCTTCAAAAGCAATGCCATTACGCTGTAGATAAGCATGGAACCCAAGAGCACCGATACCAATAGAACGCTCTCGCTCGGCACTAAACTTTGCACGAGCAATAGCATCAGGAGCATTAGCAATGAAGTAATTAAGGACGTTATCGAGCATTTCGGCAACGTCTTTGAGAAATAATGGGTCAGATTTCCATTCATCATAGTTCTCCAAGTTTAAAGAAGATAAACAACATACAGCTGTTCGCTCTTCATTTGTGGGTAGAATAATTTCAGAGCAAAGATTTGATTGATGAATCTTCAAACCTTTGTCTTTGAGAAATTGTGGCATCTCACGATTACTTGTATCAATATAATGAATGTATGGTTCACCAGTCATCATTCGAAGCTCTAGAATTTTCTGCCAAAGTTCTTTTGCAGATACAACTTCTCTTACTTCACCTGAATGTGGATCTTTTAATTCCCAATCATCGTTTGCTTCAGGATCCAACATACACGTTTCAATGATGTGCATGAAGTCATCGGTGATATTAATACCGTGATGTAGATTTAAACAACGAACATTTGGATCGCCTGTCGGCTTTCGCATCTCTAAGAAAGAGATAATATCTGGATGAGAGATATTGAGATAAGCAGCATAACTGCCCCTGCGAGTGCGACCTTGCCTGTATGCCAAAGAACTGGCGTCATAGATTTTGAGGTGAGGCATGACACCAGTAGATTTATCGTCTGCTGAACGAATACCAAAGCCAATACCAACACCACCCCCGAGCATAGAAAGCCAATTAGTTTCTGATAGATTATCAACTAGTCCCTCCGCAGTATCTTCAATATAGTTAAGGAAACATGATATAGGCATCCCACGCTTAGAACGACCAAAAGAAAGAATGGGAGTAGAATAAGACAACCAATGTTTACTGCTGTAGTCGTATAATCTCTGTGCGTGTTCCGGATTGGAACTAAACGATTTTGATACAAATGCGAATCTGTGTTGTGGTGATTCTTCATCTTCTTTCATGTAACTTTCTTTAAGTCTTTTTACTCCAAGTTCGTCAAATAAATTATCTCTTTGTAAATCTATATTGATGCCTAGGTATTCCATGTATTCGCCTTACCTTATTATTGTGTTATAAATTCTTTAATCATGGGAAAAATCGGTTCAATTGCATTTGCACAAGCAACAGCAATATCACGATGTTCTTTTTGAGTACCTTTATCGCTTCGTAACTGTATATAGTGAACCCAAGACCTCATAGTTCCATTCATATACAACCGTGAAACGGTAATACCCTCAGGCAATACTGCTCGTGCCTGTTCTTTTGCAATACCGTGTTCAATAGCCCAACGATATGCTCTTTCTGCAGCTACAATAACATAGTCTTGTTGTGTTTCCCAATTCAACTTCAAACCAATGTTATCTGTTTCAATACTATTTTGCCGATTCTTATCATCCTGAAGTCTTGCTTCTTTGAATTCAAAACCCAAATCCGCTACTGCATATCTTTGAGAAAATTCTTGGAATGAAAAGGAACGATGCCGTAATATTTGTCTTGCTATATCTCTTGTAGTTTCAATTTCTAAACAAACATTCACCATCTCTAATGGTGACCAATGTTGATGCTTAATTAAATAACGGACCAACTTTTCAGCTGTGTCGCTATTGTTTTGATTTGATGGGTTAGAAACTCTAGCTGCATATGCTACTTGCTCTAGTAAATTCTTACCATCTGTTCCTTGTGTGTATGATATTAATTTTACATTCATTATTTAAACCTTCTTCCAATTCACTAGTTCTGCTTTTGCTCTTAAATTAACGAATGTGTATTTACTTATAATGTCTTGAATTTCATCTGGTGAGAACCCATCCATTATCATATCATTAATGTCTTTAGATTCAATCATTTCTGGCCATATCACTACATTATAATGTTTTTCTATCGCTTCATCAATTTTTTTAACTATTTCTTTATTGCGTGGTTCATTATCAAATATCAAAGTTACTTTAGACTTATCGTATATAGATGTAATTGATTCCAAGTTACTGTCCGCAGTGGCTACAGCATTGTCTAAAAACATACTGTCAATAGGACCTTCCACTACATATATCATCTTGTCCTCGTTTATCCTATCAAGTCCAAAGAACTTGTGGTTATCTTCATGGAGTTTGATGGTAATATACCTTAGTTTAGATTCGCCTAGCGCTCTCCCCTGTATGGCAACGAGATTCTTTTCTTGGTCATAAAACGGAATAACGAGGCGCTTGTCTTCCTTAGAGAGCTCTTTCTGAATCCCCAAACTTTGTATGAAGGCTGCGAAATCTTCCGCATAGTATAGTTGCGAGAGAAAGGCCTCCGGAATCCGTCTTTGCTGAACATAGACTTTAGCAAAATGTGCTTCTGGTAAAGATTTGATAGATGGAAGATCCAATGTTTTTTTGAATGTTGGTTTCTCCGTTTTGAAATCTTCAAAGTCTGGAGTTTTGTGATTGCTCTTGTTGTTGTCACCATTTTTATATCTCTCTAAAGCATATTCTTTTATGAGTGTTGGATCAACTTTATCCAAAAAGTTATAAAATGAAGTTGAAGCACCACAATTATGACACATATAGAAGTAGTCATTCTTTTTGCGGTACACATAACCACGAGATTTGGTTTTGTTTTTCTGTGAGTCGCCACAGAGCGGACACCGAAAATTATAGAGGTCATCCTTCTTTTGGGTAAACCTCTGTAATTTTGGCGAAATGCGGAGCAGAAAAGCTCGGTCAATAAAAACACTCATAATATATTTAGGTTGTATTACAATACTATTTAATTAATTTGACTATTGTATCAACATTTAGATTAGAAATCAACCATGAGATAGCAACAATACCACCGGCAACCATCCATTTCCATTTTAATAAGGTATCTAAGGCTTCTTTTTCTTGTTTGTTATGGTCACTCATATCTTTACGGAGAGATTTGAATTCATCCATAATTTCTTTGTTTGACGATTCCATTTTGTTTAAAACGGTATCTATTCGCTGATGAATTTCTTTGATATCAGCTTCCGTTTCTAATCTTCGGTTGTCCATGTCCGTATACACCTTTGCAATATGCCGGTCGTGTTGGTCTACCAGCTTTTCTATAACCTGGTCCATTTTATTACAAAGTGCAGATAAAGTCAATACTTGTGTCTTTAAAACACCAATATCCACTTTAATGTCGGTATCGTCAAACTCTGCCATTTACTTCTTTTCAGGTACTGCTGTGCCTTCTAATTTCTTATGCACTTTAATTTCTTTACAAACTTCTTTTTCTTTACCAGTTTTTTGGTCTTTCTGCATTACACAGGCTTTCTTTGTTTCTGCTGCTTGTGCTACTTGATACCCAACAAGAGACCAAGCCACAAGATTGAGTGCAATTAAAAACTTTTTCATTTTTTCCTCTTTTGAATAATTTGATTTACGAGATTGTCATTGTCCTCTGACTGATCCATTTTGTTTACTAATGATTCAGCAAAGACATCTGGTGCAGCCACAGGATGCTGAGTACAAACAGATTGATTGCCTTGACCAGCTTCCGTTAAGAATTCGGTGCCATGTTTAATTTGGCCAATAGGACACTTACACTCAGCTGTAGGTGAGCCATTGATTGTTTTTCCAATTTTACAAATCATACTCCAGCAATTTGTGGATCCTTGTGCAAATTGGCCAGAACACGCTTGAACTGATGCTCTAGTTGCAGATTTTGGAGTGGTTACAA